TACACCCATACCAAGCATTCCAAATCAAGAAGCAATTGACAAACGCAGGTGCAACAATGTCGCACTCATTGAGTGATGTTGGCAACCGCGCACTTCTTGATGGATTCATCGGTCGTATCGCAGGCGTTGATATCTTTGAATCAAATGTTGTAAGTGGTGATAGTGCTGGCGCATTTGTTGGCGGTGTTATGACACAAGACGCACTTGGTTACATGGTCAAGCGTTCAATGCGTATAGAGACGGAGAGAAACGCCTCGAAGCGCAGCACCGAAATAGTAGGAACTATGGCATATGCCGTAAGCGAACTAATCGACGCTTACGGTGTTGCCCTAATCGGTGACGCACAACTTTAATAGTTGAAAAACTTATGAATAGGGGGGTGTTTATCCCCCTATTTTTCTATCCACGCTAAATAGTAGTGGATAGAAGGACTATCAATTATATAAAGGAAGGGCAGAACCCTATGGCCATAACATTAGCAACTATTGCGGATGTTGAGGAATACGAACCAGATATCACTGATTATGGTATTCCCGACTTTGACGCAGAAATTACCCGAGCACAAGCGGATGTGTTCCGCGATTTGAGAATACGCTGGTGGCCAACCCAAATGGTTGGTTATTACGATATAAAGTATGTTGCCGGCGGCCAAGTAGAACCAGATGAAGATTTATTCACTGCCAGTCAATTGACTCGTGCCTGTGTTTATAATGCTTTAGGTTTCCATATCTATCCAAAACTCGCCAAGTTTGAACCTGATCAAGACATCTTTGAAAGAAAGATGGAGTTTTACAGGAAAGAATACGAGCGTGAATTAGATTTAGTATTGAGAGACGGCGTTGAATATGATCTGGACTCGAGTGGCACGGTAACTGACACTGAAAGAGAACCAACACATTTCCTACGCCTAAAAAGGTGATAGGCAATGAGTCATAGAGAAACAATAGTTAAAAATATTATCACCATATTGGAGGATATGAGTCCTCCGCGCCCTGTTTTTGTCAGCAGAGAACCTGTAGCATTAGACAAATTGAGTATTGCCCAGTTTCCAGCACTGATAGTTCAAGCAACAAATGAAGAAAGAGCAGACAATGCCATGGGCGGCAAACGCCGTGGTATATTGACCGTTGAAATAAGAGTATTTGTGCGTTCAGACGGTCGCAAAGGCATGACACAAACCGTTGATGAAAAACGCAACGATTTGATTGAACGCATTGAAGAAGCATTGAATAGCGATAGAAGTAGAGAGTTGGGTGCTAATCAAGCAGCAACCACCCACATTACTACTATAGAAGTTATTGATAGAGACCCGCCATTGGGCGAGTTTGTAATGACCTGCGAAGTTCATTACTCATTTACTAAAGGAGCAACATAATGGCGCAACCTATTAAAATTTACAAAGACGGCGAGAGCAAATGGACTGAATCAGACCGTCTAAACAGATTCCTGGACGAGGGATGGTCTCTCGCTCCGGGTGTAGAGTCACCGACTCATGGTAGCAAGGACAAAATCGTTGCTGCCGCCCTGGTGACAAAAGAAGTCGAAGACGAAATAGAGGATTGGGATCCATTGTCCGGTGAAGACTGGGCAGATAGTGAAGAATCAATGATCGTTGAAGACGACATGCCAAACGAGGAGAACTAAACATGGCAACACTAACTGGTGAAAATGGCACCGTGAAGTTCGGCACTGATAGTGCTGGATCTTTTACCGCTATTGCTGAAGTTCGCTCTTGGACCGTCGAGCACACTAAAGATGTGATCGAGGACACCGTAATGGGCGACGCAGCAAGAACTTACAAAAATGGACTACACACATGGACTGGATCAATGGAAGTGTTATACGACACTACCCAAGGTGGCGGTCTATCGATCTTTAACCCAGGCGACGACAGCGTTCTATATGTAGAATTCTATCCAAGCAGCGCATCGGGTGAAAAGTTCAGTGGTCAAGTTCTCGTTACTTCAGTTTCGAGAAACGCAACATACGACGATATGATTACAGCAAGCGTGGCCTTCCAAGGCACCGGTCCTCTAATCGTAGCAAGCGTATAAGGATCAAAAATGATTAGCATTACCGTGAGAGGGGTAAGAAATACGGTTGCCGAGATAGAAAGGGAATTATCTCGAGTGGTCGATCAAATTGCTATGGACACAAAACAAGTGGCAGTCGAAAAGACTCCCATTGATCAAGGTAGAGCGAGGCGCGGTTGGGACCTCTCGAAGTCAGGTAAAGACTGGCGTATTTCCAATCGCGTGCCCTACATCACTCATCTTGAAGCAGGTCATAGCAAACAAGCACCAAACGGTATCACTGGGCCTACCGTTAGGGAGATATCCAGCAGGAGATATAGATAATGGATTTTAGAGAAAATATCAAGAGTCACTTCAAAGACAAAATCAATGGAGAACTACAAAAGATCACCATCGATGAATGGAAAATGGACATTTATTACAAGCAAAGTTATCCTTTTGCCGTAGAAAGCAAGATTATCAGTTTGCAACAACAGAACAAAACCGTTGAAGCAATTGTAGAAGCAATTCTATTGAAAGCATTGGACCCAGAAGGCAAACCTGTGTTTAAGGCCGGTGATAGAAATATGCTGATGTTTGAAGCAGATCCAGCGGTTCTACTAAAGATTGCTACAGCGATCAACAATGCCACCAGTGACTACGAGATAGATTCAAAAAACTAAAAGAGGACACGGAACTATTACTTTTATTGAAAATAGCAACAACAATTCATAAAAGTTTAGAAGAAGTGTCCCAATTGACGGTTTTCGAGATACAATGCTGGGCAGCGTATTTCGATCTACAATACGAAGAGTATAAGAGGACACAAGATGGCAACACAAGTAATAGACATCGTCGCCCGCGATAGGACGGCACAGGCCTTAAACAGCATCCAAAGACAACTATCTGGTATTCAAGGCCAAGTAGGTAGGATGAACAGCGCATTTGGCGGTTTAGCATCAGCGGCCGTTGGTGTTTTTGCTGGATTAGGTTTAGGCAGGGTTGCCAGAGATATTGTCAATACCGGTCGTAGATTTGAAGATTTAAGAGCACAATTGAGAACGGTTACAGGCAGCGCAGCAAATGCAACCGCTGCCTTTAACAGAATACAAGAATTTGCATCAACTACACCTTTCCAAGTTGATGAACTAACCAGTGCGTTTATTATTTTACAACGCAACGGCATCGATACCACAACACAAGCATTGACAGAGTTTGGCAATGTTGCGGCAGCAAACGGCAAGAGCATAGAACAATTTGCTGAAGCGGTAGCAGATGCTACGGTTGGTGAATTTGAACGACTAAAAGAGTTTGGTATTAGAGTTGCCAAAGAAAATGAGCAATTTGTTGTTACATTAGCAGATGGCAGCAGACGAGTTGTTGATAGCACACAACAGGTTGTTGAAGCGGTGCGTGAGTTGGGTGCTGAAGGCGGCAGATTTGGTCAAGGCATTGAAAACAGAGCAAAGACTTTGTCTGGCGCAATCAGCAATTTCCAAGACAGCGTAGATGCTGTAAATGATGCTATTGGACAAAGCGGATTAAACATGGTGTTGCGCGATACTTTTATCGCAATGGGTGATTTAATCAATCAAGCAAGACCTTTAGCAGAAGAAATAGGATTCAATCTTGCTGTTCAAGTTCAAAAGTTCAACAACTTTTTACAGGATGTAGATTTAAGAAGTTTTGCCGCAGGCATTGCTACTATTACACAACTCGTAGGTGCCGCAGGTATGACCGCAGCAATATTTAGAGCGGTAGGTGCAATAAGAGCATTGACACTTGCTATCGCAGCAAACCCAATAGGTTTCTTGATTACGGCAGTGACTACGCTTTTGGCATATTTGGCATTTGATAATGGTTTAGGTAAAACACTAACGCAAATTGTTGCTGTAATGAACAAAGTAGGAGAAATATTCTCCGCTGTAGGCAGTTATTTGGGTTCGATATTTGCTGGCGTTATTGATTGGATCAAAGAGAAGTTTTACAATTTTATTGATGCTATTATAGATGGATACAATGCTATCGCAGAATGGGTTCCGGGTTTAGAGGCAGTTGAAAAAACCGGTAGAGATGTAGCAGCAGCGATGGGTGGTATGGTAGTAGAAGGATTTAATGCTGTTTCTACTGCCATAGATGATGTGGTTGATAGTGGTGTTGGTTATCTACAGCAAAATGAAACCATTAGAGGTGCTCTTGATACGGTAAATGGTGCTT